CTGCTACCCCCAAGACTGCTGCTCCCAAGACTGCTGCTCCCAAGGCAGCTGTTGTAGAGACTCCTCCTATTGTTGAGGAGGCTACCGAAGCTTCTGCTACCAGTGTAGTATTTGACCAATTCAGTGGTTTCATGGGTAAGCTTCAAGCTGTAAGCGCACAAATGTCTGCTCTTCGCCTAGAGTTCCGTGCTATTGAGCGTCAAGTATCTAGAGAGCTTAAGACTGCTGCTAAGATGAGTCAGAAGCGCAAGAAGAGCACAATTGAACGTGCTCCTTCAGGTTTTGTAAAGCCAGCTCTTATCTCTAATGAGCTTGCTGCATTTCTTGGTGAACCCGAGGGTTCCGAGCTAGCACGCACTGAGGTAACCAAGAAGATTAACTTATATGTTAAGGCCCACAAGCTTCAAAATGCTAAGAATGGACGCATTATCCATCCCGATCAGAAACTAGCCACTCTTCTTAATACAAAGAGCGACGAGGAGCTAACATATTTCAATCTTCAAAAGTATATGGCTTGTCACTTTGCCAAGGCTAGTGACAGTGTTGCCCCTGCTTCAACCGCATAAATAAAAAACAAAATAAAACAAAATAAA